CCGATCCGAAGGATGCTGCCTCCGACCGTGGTTCCGAAGCCCGCCGAGTTTGGGCAGGACAGGAGCATCGAACCGCCCTCGCGGATCGGATACCCGCGGAGCGTCAGTGACCCCAGGTTGATCATCGGCGAGAAGTTCCAGGACGTGACGTCCTGCCGGAAGACGCTGAACTGCGATCCGGTCCAGCCGGCCGAGAGGGCGATCTGGTTCGTCGTCGACAGGTTCTTGATGCAGAGCAGCTTGACCACCGACAGGCCGACGGTGGCGAAGTTCACCTCGTCATAGCCGACGGCGCCGAACGTCCGCTGGTCGCTCCAGACCTTCGTGCAGTCGCCTGCATCAACGGCGAACTCAACCGGGTGCTCTTCGAGGCTCTGCGTCAGGCCGCTCTGAGTCAGCCGCCTGGCCCGAACGCTTGCGCGGACCTGGGCCGTAACGCTCATCGGTAGCCGCCCCAGCCAGAGGCAGCCAGGAGCGTCTCGAACGTGCCTGGGACCGGAAGCACCTGGCTGTAGCCGGTGACCACGGGCTGGCGGTTCTCGTAGAGGTGCGCCGCCTGAAGCATGACAAGCTGCTTCAGAACCGCCGGCACATTGGTTCCAGAAGCGCCGTAGCCTGCCTGCCAGCGCACGAGAACGCTGTTCTCGTCACCTCTGACGGCGGGCCAGACGCCATTGTATAGCGGGTAAATTCGCCCAGGCGTCGCGTAGTTATCGACCTGGAACGCCGACGCGGCCGACGTGATCGTATTGCTGTTCCCGGCCTCGTCGCGGTAAACGACCGTGACAGTCGACGGCGCCATCGGGGGCTTGGGCAGGATGATTTCCCAGAGCGGGAACGTGTCGTACCTGGCTTCGAGAGTCTGGGTGATCATGGCGACGTCGAGGATCGACTCGACGTACTGCCGGCTCATGGTGATGTAGCTCTGGAGCAGCGCATCGTCGTCACTGATGTCGACCTTCGCCTGGGCCTTGACCTCGGCGAGCGTTACAGGCTCGACCACGGGCTCTGTGTGGACGACCAGACTGCGGTACGGCGTAATGCCGCTGGCAGGGTATTCCGGCATCCCGTAGCGAATCGTGACGGTCATTTCTGCTTCCTCTTCGCCGACACCGTCGCCCGCTCGACCTTGGGCTCGACCATCTGCTCTTCGACGACGTCTTCGTCGTCGTCGACAACCGGCTCCGCCATGCCCCTGCCGATGTAGATGCGGGCCATGCCGTCGGCCCAGTCGAACTCCTGGCCGATGCGGTATCCGGAGAATGCCTTGGTGATCCGAATCTTCATGCCACGAACCCCCAGACGTCCTTCGGCGGGCTCTGGCTGTTGTTCCAGTAGTCCGTCGTGTGCTGGTGAATCTTGCCGCCCTCGACGCTCCTGGAGGGCCAGGTGATCATCAGTTCGGCGTGGCCGACGCTGACATGGGTGGCGACGCCCAGCGTGTTCCCAGCGGCCTCCCAGGCGTGCCAGAACGCGATGTCCTCGTCGACGTGGCCCGCCCCGAAGTCGCCTGCCTCGTTCGCCTGGGCGAGGAACCAGGGCTTCTTGACCTTCTTGAGAGCCGCGGTGCGGAGGAAGGTGGCCCCGAAGTGGGCTGTCCTTACATGCTGGACGGGCTTCGAGAACCAATCGTCGTCGACGCTCAACTTCTCTTCCGGCGTGTGCCCCTTCGGACAGAACATGACAGCATTCGCCTCCCGCTTCGTCTGGAGCGGGGCGATGGCGTCGACGCCGGAGTGCATCATCAAGGCCAGGAGAGCCTCGATGGTCTTTGCGGTGAAGATCGTATCGTAGTCGAACGTCAGGATGACGTCGTGGGTGTCCACGACGCCCTCCATTGCCCGCTGGAGGCATTGCCCCCAGAAGGCTCCGGTTACCTTGATCGGGCTGATCCGGTGAGGGGCCAGCGCCTGCGACACGCAGAAGAAGTTATCGGTGAAGCCAAGTCGCGGGGTGCTCATCACCGCCGCGACTTTGACTTCAGCCTCTACATTACCGATCCGCAACAGCATCGTTCGCTCCTAGAGAGGAGCGGGCGCGCGTCCTTGCGCCTTGCCGGCCGAGTCCAGTGGCCGTCCCGCTTGGACGGGAATCAGCCCTTGACCCAACCAATCACGCCAGCCTGCGAAGCCGTCTCAGGCGAAACCTCGCCACGGGACAGCCGAGCCGTCATCGCGACGTTCACCGCGGTGCTGGGGGTCATGCTGACCTTGAGGTAGCGCTTCCGAGCCTTCGTGTCGACGTCCAGCTTGACGACGGAAACGCTCCCGGTCGCCGAGACGGCCGGGATCGAGAAGCCGCCGGTGCCGCCGCCAACGAGGGCGGTGACATTCGAGTAGGACGAGTTATCGTCCGACTCCTCGACCTTGAGCACCGAGGCAAAGGTCGTGGCGGCGTTGGACGCCCGCATCACGGTGACGCTGGCGTGGTCGTAGCCGACCGTGTCGATCGTCATCGTGGCCGTCTCGTTGGAGGCGGTCACAGCGGCCGGCAGCGCGGCAACAACCTTATCGTTCTGGGCGTGGATCATCTGTCAGTTGCTCCTGGTTAGGTGTTTCACGAAGCCGCGGTCTTCAGGGCCACCACCGGGCCGACCTCAGTGGCCGAGCCGAGGGAGTGGTGGTTCACGTCGAACCGCATCGTGCCCTGGAGCAGAAGCTGGTCCGTCGTGGCGTACACTTGGTCGTACAGCCGGACGCTGAAGTCCCGCCGACGGGCGTAGATGCTGGACAGGGCGAGGTTGCCGAAGAGCACCTTCACCTTGCTGACGTCCGAGCCGAGGGTGCTGTTCATCACATGCACCATCCGCACCGGATAGCCGAGGAAGGACTCGCCAGCCGCACTGCCGATGTTCTCGACGGTGTTGCCGCCGGCGGCGTACTTCAGGCGAGCGATGCTCGCGGCGTAGCCGGCCGGGGAGACGTAGAACGCGGCACCCTGGCGGGCGTAGATCGGCAGCTTGCCGACCATGCCCAGGAAGTCCTCGATGTCCAGCGTCTCGAAGGAGACGTTGCCGGTCGCGGCCGTGACCATCGACGCGCCGTAGCTGCCGTCGTTGATCTTCGCCACGATGCCGCGAAGGCCACCGTACTCGCCCTGCGTCCCATCACCGAGCCACCCACACAAATCGATTTTATAGGCCAGAGACTGGGCAAATTCAGTTGCGACGGCATCTGCAAGTCCCACCACGCCGGCCGAATCCTCGACCACTTCGGTCGACATCCGGCAGCCAACCGCCAACTTCTTGGCGACGAGCGACACGTTGCCGTAGGTGGGCTCGCTCTCGGTGACGCTCGCACCCTCGCCCACGAAGTAGGCGGTCGTGCCGGTGAGCCGCTTCGGGATCACCATCGTGTCACGGGTCATCGTGACGTTCTCGCAGACCGACGGCAGGGTGCCGTAGGTTTCGACGAGCCGGATCACCCGGTTCGCGAACTCCTCGGGGACCAGCGCGCCGCCGGTGCTGTTGGCGTTCTCGCCCAGCGCCCGGTTCTCGACGCCGTGATCCTTGCACCACCGCAGGTCGTCGGCATTCTTGAAGATGTGAGCCCGCAGCCAGCGGCCGCAGCGGTAGGCGCTCTCGACGGCACCGGAGTCGTCATTGAACGCAGCAAGCTGCGTGTGGTGGGGCAGGAGAGCCCGAATCTCGGTCTTCTTGGCCTCCTCGGTGGCCTTCTCGACGACGGGCGCCGGGGCCGGCTGGGCCTTCTCGACGACGGAGCGGAGTTCGGCCTCCTTGGCGGCGATCCGCTCCTCGAACTCCAGCGAGGTCTTCAGTTCGTCGGCCTGGCTGCCGAGCGAGATGAGTTCCTTGGTCTGGTCGGCCGACCGCTCCTCGATCGAGGACAGTTCGGTCATCCGCGCGGCAACGGCCGCGGCACGCTCCTGAAGACGCTTGAGATTCGACGCCATGTTTGGCCTGACTCCTTGTTGAGCCGGCCAAACGCAAAAACGCGACGGCCGGCGGGTGTGTCCCGCAAGCGCGCCGCGTCGTGAATCCTCACGCCACTCGCACTGCTCACTGCGGCATCCGCCGCAGTGCGTAGTTCATATCTGTAGCCTATGCGACGATCTACATCGTCTGCAAACGAGTCCGCAGCACGACAGCCTTCAGTTCTGCGATCTTGACGTCCAGGCCCGCAGTCGGGTCCGGCTCGACAGGCGTCGAGTTCGTCTCAGCAGCAACAACCTCGGCCGCCGCTGGCTGCGTCTCCGCAGCGACCGGCTCCGCAACTACGTCCCTCGACTCGCTCGCCTGCTGATCGCTCATTGCTGACTCCGGAATGATGTGCAACTGGCACAGTGCCTCTGGTGAAATGCTTCCAGCGACGATTTCGCACGCTCCTCCGCCTTCGTAGAAGACGCAGTTGGCGCACCTCATTCCTTGAGCGAGAAACGGACTCTCAGGCATGTAGTGAACGTCCGCGGGCTGGAAGTGCCCGTGAATGTCCGCGATGTCCTCCAGAGCCTTGTAGAGTGCCTTCTTGGCGGGGGCCACCGTGTCCGACGGCTCCTCGCGAGTCTCCTGGCGGTCCATCTGGGCCACCTTTGCCGCAGCCCACCGCTGCCCGGCGTTTCCGGCCCACAGTAGCCATGCCACGAACCCCGGCTTCTCATCGCCCCGCGTGTCCCATCCAGGCGACTTGCTCGCCTTCTCGTGCCGCGCGAACCAGGCATTCATCTCGCGGACGTGATCCTCGGTCAGCGTCTCGCGGGCGGCGATCTTGTTGGCCCTGGCAACCGTCTCGGGCTTCAGCCCGTCGCCGCTCTTGCCCTCTTCGTGGAGCTTCAGGCCGCGCCGGGCCGCTGCCGCCATGCCGGCGGTTGGGCGGAGGTTAGCGGCCGCACGCTCCTCGCCACCCTGCGGCGCGTCGGCCTTGGTCAGTTCCGACATCTTCTTGGCGACCATGCTGTCGTCGGGCTCTCCGTCCTCGTACTTGGTCAGCACCACCAGGGGGTCTTCCTCGGTTGCGACCATGCCCTGGACAGAGCCCGTCGGCATGACGTGCTCGACGCGCCCCATGCCGTCGCCCCACGAGGCGAAGTCGCCTTCCTTGAGGGAGCCGGGGGCCGCGCGGGTTGCGATGGGTTCGGAGGGGAGGACTTCCGGCGGCGATGCCGCGGAAGCCCTGCGCTTCGCGACCCACTTCGCCCCAGCCTCGCCGCCGGCCAGTTTCCACTCCACCCAGGCCGGCGAGCCGGTCCAATCCTCGGCGCGGGCCTCGACGCACCGCTCGTGGACGTTCGCCAGGTACTCGACCTCCTCGATCGAGACGATTTCGCGGGCGACGAGGTGCTCGGCGATGCCCATGAGCACCTGATCGACGTCGTCGCGGCCGCGGCAGGCGTTCAGACCCTTACGGGCAGCGTTCGCCATCGTCTGGTTCGGGCGATAGGCGTCTCCGAGGGCCATTTCGATGGCCCGGCGGCTCACAATGACGCTGGAAGCCTCGAAAGCGGGCCGCACGACGGGGCCGACGTCCTCCAGCTTGCCGATGGAACGCACCTCGCGCTTGCGGAGGCCGCCGCTGGTGACGCTCCAGGACTCGCCGCGCTGGCTGCCGGTGTTTTTGATGGCGAAGGCGAATGAACTTCCAGTCACATAGCCGCCGGCCACGAGTTCGACGACCTCCTCGGCGGTCTGCGTCCGCGGAAGCGGCCCCATTTCGTACCGGAGGCCGTAGGAGTCGGGCTTCAGCTTGAGCGTACCGTTCGCAGAACGCGCCAGGAGCTTGTCCTTGGAGTGGTTGTAGACGCCGATGACGTCTGGATTGGTCGCCAGCACCTCGTCGAAGGCATTCGGGTGAATGACCTCCACAAAACCACCCAGATTTCTCGACTCCGAGTTGAAGACGGCCGCATAGCCGACGATGACGGGCCTCTTTTCTCCGTTTCCGACGTCGCGGTACTCGATCGTCGTGTCCGAAACGGTCAGCCGGCGCTCAATTTCAGTGTCAGCCATCACTCACCTCGTCAAAATGCCGCTCGAACCAGCCGTCCGTGACCGATTCGTACTTGTTTCCGCTGCGGTGACACTCCAGGAGGAGGTCTTTCGAGCGGTTCACCCACGCAGCCACGAACGAATCAACGTCTCGACCAGCCGCTGATGCTGCGTCGCGGAGTTCAATCCGCATTTTTTCCTCGACTTGGCCGAACCATTGCGTGATTTTCTCCGGCTTCGACCGCCTTTCGAGGATTCCGTCGGCTTCGATGCCGGCGAGTCGTCGCAGCGTGGTGCGGAAGAGGGCTTCGGCAGCGTCGAGGGATCGGTTTTCCTGGCCTTGGGCCGCCTCGGCGGGCTGCGCCGGGGCTTCGGCTGGCTGTTCTTGCGCGGCTTCTGGCGACGGCTCGCGCTGGGCGGTCGGGTTCCCCGGCGTGAAGGCCGAGAGAAGCTGCATATTGACCTGGATGAACCGCTTCTTGCCCTCGCCGTTGGGCAGCGGGTTGTAGCCGATCTGAGCGCGGACCTCATCGACGTCCAGAACTCCCATGTTCGCCATCTCGCGGAGGAACTGCGAGCGAGCGGCGTAGTCGCCAGCCATCAGTGCGTTTGTGTCGAACTGCGTGAAGTAGTTCTTGTCGTCCACCACGAGGTCGCGGCGGGCCGCCATCTCCCAGCGTCGGCACCAGGGGATCAGCGAGAACGTCACGAAGTCGATGGCCGACTGCTCGACGGTGC